CGCATCGTGTTCTTTGATGAACTGATACATCGAATCCCAGTCATTCGTCCAATACCGTGATTTAACCGAACGAATAACAGTGCCATGATCTGTGCCTAACGTGTTGGTATTAAGCTCTTTGCAAAGGTCAAGGAGTTTCTCCTCGATCAATTCCATTTCTGCTTTGATTGCATTGTCTTGTGCTTCCCATTCTTGTTTGATTTGAGATCGCTTATCTCGCATCTTGATATAGACGCTAGTAAGTTGATTGACATCCAATGGGGGTTTTTCTTCCTGAACTGCTAAGTCCATAATGTAGTTCCTTTCGTTGTTGTGGGTGTATTATATCTCAGGATTAGACATTGTCAAGTCTTCATCCAATATTTCTTGCTTATAAAGCTCAATTATTTTTTCATGGTTTGTGATGTTACCACGAAGCATTTCGTACAAGCGTTTTTCAACTGCGCTACCTCTTATGTGTACGACAGTCATGGGATTGTTCTGCCCGGGCCTATCGATCCTTGCGTTTGCTTGCAAATAGGTTTCAACACTTGTGCACGGAGCATACCAAATAATTGTGTTAGCCGCAGTTAGGGTTAGTCCGTGTGAAGCGGCTTGCGGTTGGATGACTAAAACTTTAGGCTCAACATTGTTTTGAAACTCTTTGACAATCTCTGCACGGCGATTAGCGCCAACGTTACCATTAATAATATCGTTTGTAATTCCTTGCTTGTCTAAGTATTTAGTTAGCAAATCTATAGTATGCGTAAAAGGTACAAAGATCAAAACTTTATGGCTTGACTCGTCGATCACTTCTTTAACTACCTTGAGTCGGGTTGATGCGTCAAAGTCCACAACCTCACCTTTGTCGGTGTACACAGACCCGCAAGAAATCTGTAGTAGTTTAGTCAACTTAGATGCGGCGTTGACTGCGCTAACTTCTTCGCCCGCTGCTTCAATAAGCATTTGGCTCTTAAGTTTCTTGTAATACATATTTTGCTGCGGTGTAAGCGGTGCATCTCGATCAGTATACGTAAGAGGTGGTAGGTCTAAACACTGAGCTTTCTCAAATCGAATGGCTGGTTGCAGTGCTTTGTGTACTACCTGATCTGCATCGGCTTTTGGAACCCAACGAAAATCACTGACCTTAAGCATTACTAAATCTTTAAAATGGGAAAAGAACTGAGGTACACCTGTTGGATTAACAAGCTTTGCCAATCCGTAAGCATCCGCAGGGCTTTGGGCGGCAGGCGTTCCAGTCAACATCCACAAGTTATGCACATGTTTATTAATATCCCGCATAGTTTTCCAACGGTTAGTCTGTGCATTCTTATAAGCCGATGCTTCATCAATCACAATCAAATCAAACTCACCCGCAATGATGGCGTTCTTAACAATCTCTACGCCATCAAAATTAATGATGACAAACTCAGCATTTCCATCCATAACCTTTTTGCGCTTTTCTCTACTGCCGTAAGCAACGTCCACTCTGCGGTGCAAAGCAAATTTAAACAGATCTTCTTGCCATGCGGCTTTCATAACTGAGAGCGGGCAAACAATGAGCACTCGCTTGATAACTCCCTTGGTCATTAGGTAGTCGGTTGCCCATATCACAGATGCAGTCTTGCCTGTGCCTTGTTCGTTAAAACAAAAGGCTTTTCTATTCCTAATTAAAAAATCAGCAGTTTGAATCTGATGGTCGAACGGCGTATAGCCATGTGGCCTAGGCCACGTATATGTATCAAGACTCATTTTTTCTTAGGCTTGTTCACTTTGACTGTGTGGTCGCTGTTCCTACTGAAAGATCTGTTAGCACTGGGGGCCTTCAGCTTCAAGTTAGACGGAGCATTTGTACCGCCTTTAGAAAGGGGGACGGTGTGGTCGATGTCTTTACCTGTGCGGTCAACACCTTTCTTGTCCATTTCATTTCGTGCACGTTGACGATCCATGCGGGCGGGCAGTTCACCACGCTCCACTTGTTGCTGATATTCTTTTTTGTAGGGTCTAGGTTTGTTTACGTATGGCATACTAACTCCTGTGTGGGTGTACTAGTTTAAGAATTGCTTGTTGTAATCTAACGCATGGGTTAGATTTGTCCATCGATACTGGATCACTGATAATAGCGCTTTCAATTATTTCAATAATTAAAGAATGGAAAATGTCATCAAGTGGATCACCATCCTCATTATTACTTGTCAGCGCATCAAAAATAGTTTGTTTAATTAACTTTTTTGCGTCGTCCTGTAATTTTAAATAAACTGCCGCTTGTTGTTTTTCTTCTTCGGTCATAATGGTTCCTCGTCAAGTTTAAGTGGGCCGTAAATGGGGGTCATCATTAAACCCACGTGCTGAAAAAGTTCTTGTAATGTATCTGCTTCAAAATCCCCAGCTAGCCGTATACAAATTTCTCCTATGTTTTCTTGTGCATACCAGTCTTTTTCTTCGGCTAAACGCAAAGATACACTCATTGGGTATCCTCCCATTTGATCTACTCGAAAAGTAAGCGTGCTATATCTATCATATTTGTACCCCGAATTTGGATCGCTAATTGCTACTTCTGCTTCAAGTGAATATTCATGGGGGGCGCAACATCTGAACATGGGATTTTTTATTACAAATGGATTTTCTTTCATTTTCTATTCCTATCTACATAGTGTTCACAATGTGTGACGGGACACCATCCGCACAATGCACCTTGCTTGGGGTTCCATACCCCACTATTAAACGCCCCTTCTAGTCTTTCTAGGTGAGGCAGTACCTTTTTTATGTACTTTTCTTTTGTGCTTGCTAGGTGTTCTGCTTTGATGAACTCCTTCGAAATCACAAACAGCAAGGCTGACTTCACCATCTGAATCTCCGGAAACTTGGCGAATAGCCCACAAGCGACAAGATCCAGTTGCGTTACGTCCGCATATCTCGCATTCTTGCTCGTCTTGTAATCCACAGAATATGTAATCCCCGTCTTCCTGTTGATAATCACCAAATCGGCTACCCCATGCCACCATACATTCGGAGCATCGAAATCGCACGACTCTAAGGTCTTCGTCAAACCAAGTTTTACTTCGCACAACTTCTCTCCTTCAATAGCATTCAAAATGTTAAGCGATGATCTGAGGTACTCAAACTTAGGAGGTATGTCTATGCCATCACGAATGTATTCCTCTGCGACTAAGTGAGCATCCTTACCATAAGTTGCCGCTTCGTTACCTTTGTCTTGTATATCTTGTGCTACCTTTAAGTGATAGTACTTTTTGGGGCACTGTTGAAAAGTCTTAAGACTACTAAACGACCATACTAAGCTCATAATAACGCCTCCTCAACATTATCCAATTGCTCTTGCTTGTCTTTACGCATGACCTCTTGCAGTATCTTTGGATCAACACGATCAAAAGGCCACCATTGGTTTGCTTGTATCTGCTCTATGATTTCTTCGTTAGTCATTCTTCTTCCTTCGGTATTCTAAATTCCCAGTACCCACGATGGTCATCCCACCGCTCCCACGAAAAGTAAATCTCTTTACTTGTTTTGCTAACGTACTTCCACAGTATCCGCATCAGCACTCTCCATAAGAAAAGCCCGTCCCTGACTCGCAATTAAGCGGTAACTGTTGTGCCCACGTAGGACGCATACGCATACACAATTCAACGTATTCTTTGCCAGTGCTGGCTTCATGCTCTGGTACTACGCACATAACAGCATCATGTACCGTCATAGCCACTTTGTACTTTTTAGCAATCATTAGCATTTGCTCACCAATGACAATTCTAGCCAAGGCTTGACACACATTTTCTATGACCTTCCCGCCATATATCCTCGTAGGTGTAGCCACTTTGCCCTTTTTGTTGTCGTAAACAATCTCAGACTTATCGCCGTTGGTAACCATCCTCAAGTTAGGGTAGCGTAGATATAGACCATTGGGCAAACGAATTCCTTTTTTGCCCTCAACCACAAGCACACCCTTTCGGCCAAGTTTGCATGTTTGATCCATCATAATAGCTTTTAGGGTATCAGCGCCTTCTTGCCAAAGATTCGTAATTTTAGGGTACGTTTGGCGATACGTATCGATAATGCGCTTTGACTCCTCCCCCCCAATAATCGTGCCAAAATTCTTAAGTTGCGTGCTAAATTTTGTCGATCCCATGCCGTAACCCGCACCGAGGATTGTCGTCTTGCCAACAAACCTTTCCTCCCCACTAATCTCTTTGACGCTCTTGTGGTAGATAGCAGATGCCATGATTTTGTATACGTCCTCTCCATTTTCAAATGCCTCCGTTAAATCATTTTGTTCCGATAGCCATGCTAACGTACGTGCTTCAATCTGTGAAGAATCAGAATCGATTAATACAAACCCTTCGGGGGCTACGACCGCCTTCTTGATTGGGGAATTCCTAGGGAGGTTTTGCAAATTAACTTTGTCATCGCCACCCCACCGTCCCGTATGTGCCGCATAGTAGCGTAGGGGAACTGG